ACTACACGGGACAAACCCTTTTCTTTCGCGTCGATAAATCGATTGATGAATGCAGGGATTACATGACACTCATTTAGTCGGAAGTTATCGAAAATGCCATAGAGATTATTTGGCATGACGGAAACAGTTTGCATACCATATTGCTCAGTACATTTCTGGCACATGGTAAGACCAGCAATCTTCGCTAGAGCATAACCAATGTTAGTCTCTTCTAGCGGGCCAGTCATTAAGTATTCTTCTTTGATTGGCACAGACGCATGTTTAGGATAGATACATGCTGTGCCTAAAAACATTAGCTTATTACATTCATATGCTACAGCAGCAGAAATGACATTCGTTTGAATTAGTAAATTATCACGAATGAAGTCTGCTGGAAAAGCTTTGTTGAAACCGATGCCGCCAACTTTTGCAGCAGCAAGAAAAACATATTCTGGCTTCTCATAATAGAAAAACTCATCGACTTGTTTTTGATTTCTCAAGTCAATATGTGTAGTGATGATATTATTATAACCTTGTGCCTGCAACTGTCGAATGAGAGCAGAACCCACAAGACCTTTATGACCTGCAATATAGATGCTACTATTATTGTCCATTGATACACATGTCCTCTACAAGCTTTTCAAACGTGAACTTTGGTTTCCAACCAAGAACTCTACGAGCCTTGCTTGAATCGCCAAGCAAGGTTTCTACTTCTGCTGGTCTGAAATACTTTTCACTCACGCGAATGATCGGAGTTGACTTATATCTTTCATCATAACCAACTTCGTCAACGCCTTTGCCATGCCACTTTATGTTCATTCCAAAATATGGTGCTGCTGTTTCTACAAACTGACGAACTGAATATTGTTCACCTGTTGCAATCACATAGTCATCTGGTGTATCTTGCTGTAGCATGAGCCACATGGCCTCAACAAAGTCTTTTGCATGTCCCCAATCTCGCTTTGCATTTAGATTGCCAAGTGTTAGCGATGATTGATAGCCAGTGCTGATACGAGAAAGGCCTTGCACAATCTTACGTGTCACGAATGTTTCACCACGACGAGGGCTTTCATGATTGAACAAAATGCCTGACGAACAATGCATACCATATGCTTCACGATAGTTCTTTACGATCCAATATCCATACATCTTTGCAACACCATATGGTGAACGTGGATAGAATGGAGTTGTTTCACTCTGCGGAGTTTGTTGAACAAGACCATAAAGTTCAGATGTAGAAGCTTGATAGATACGAACATCTTTCTCCATGCCGAGTAGACGCACTGCTTCCAATATTCTTAGAGTGCCTAATGCGTCTACTTGGCCGGTGTATTCAGGAATCTCAAATGACACCTTCACATGTGACTGTGCCCCAAGATTATAAATCTCAGTTGGTCTGATTTCCTGAATTAGTCTAATGAGTGATGAACCGTCCGTCAAATCTCCATAATGAAGTTTAAGAGAAGGATAGATATGATCAATGCGATCGGTATTGATAGAAGAAGATCGGCGGATAATACCATGAACGTCATAACCCTTTTCAAGGAGAAGTTCAGCTAGATAAGAGCCATCTTGTCCTGTAATGCCTGTAATTAGTGCCACCTTACTCATAGAAAATCCTTCAAGTTATCATGATCACGATGAATGTTTACTGCTTCTGCGCGAGGATATGGATTAGATGCGTTGTAGTCATTAATCAATACTCGTCTAGCATTATATAGACCAGTTATTAACCTGAAACTTGTAAAGCCAAGACCGCGAAGCATTTCAAGTGTAATATCACGATATTCATCTGGTCTGGCTGTTGTGAAGAAAATCTGACAACCCTTGTCATGATATTCACGAATGCGCTTCACATTCTCTTGAAGAATGACTGGCGCAGTATCGTAGCTGTTACTTCCGTACCGAGACTGAGCCTTGATTAAAGTGCCATCAATATCACAGAACAGAACTGGCATATCATTATACTTATGCCAATCATCAGCAGTGCCTACATCTGTGTAATCTGTTACTTCAACCTTGTTGAACAGTGTGCCGTTCTCAAGCATATCTTGAATGATATGAGACACAAACAATTCACCGCCACGATTTTTCAGCTTATCATAGGTGTGCATATAGTGTTCAGCAGAACCAAACTTGTAAGCGCCGACACAGAAAGAATCAGAGACCACCTGCTTCTCAATGATATCGGTAATAATGTTCTGATCATTATACTTCACAAAGCTTTTCGATGCAAGTTTATTCAGTGTCTCATGTGAAGAAATATTAGACACACAAACATAGTTTGTTGGAAGTGGACGATGATTAAAGAAGGAGTCACAATCTTTGACAAGAAAAGAAAAATCAATATCATCTTTCCAAAGCAAGAGTGCTTCGATGGCTTTTAATACTGTTTCAGCAGGACCGCGCGTCGGCTCATCAACCATAACAACACTGGCTTCTGGAAGTTCGTTCTTCACAAATTCATATGCATTATACTTCTCAACATGTTCCTTGAGAATAACAACCGTGATACCATACTTACCGCGAAAAGGTTCAACAGCCTTAACAAGCATCATCTTATTATCATAGCCGAAATGCAGATACTTCGGCTTCACATTTGGAAATCTGGTAGAAAGACCAGCGGCTGGTACAATCACTTCCATAATCTGTTTATCTCCTTAACAATAAAATTATATTCTAGCGTATCTTTCTCACAATGTAAATAGACACGAAGCAGCATGAGTATCAAAAGATAATCATCATTCGCAATAGGATATCTCTTTAGTATGTTGTCTTGAAGCTTTAGCAGCTTGCCATCTAACATCACAGGATCACGACGAAGAAACCACTTACATTCCAAATCTTGTCTTAGCTTTGCGATATCAAATACCCAGGAATCATACTTCAACGTCACAGCATCAATAAAGTAGAAACGACCTGATGTAGAATGAATGATATTCTCTAGCGTCATATCACCATGATATACAGACTGAGGTAATATCTTAGGCAGCTTGTCTATCAGTTCTTCTTTCGTAAATGGAAACATACCATCTTCTAACCATGACAACATCTCATTATACACATTAGTATAGTCTTTGTCAACAACTTTAGATGCGAACATAGACAGAGTATTGATTAGAAAATCACTCAGTTCTTTGGTGGAGTTATTGAGAAGATAGTTCTTCATGTCTGTACCATGGATATATTCCATGTCAAGAATAGTTCCATCGTAGTTGTAGATTTTAGGAACGTCAACATAACCAAGAAGCGCAGAAAGTCTTTCATAGTTACGCTGAACGTTCTCTATCTTGCGAACAAACATTTTATCATCTGACTGCAACAAAGCTACAGTAGAACCAGAATGACCTTTAAGTTTCTTTAAGAGTTTTTCCATAGATGCATATCATCACGAATAAGAGAGTGGGGTGTTCCATTGTATGGGCCTGGTGGGAATGGATTGTTCATATCAACATAGACCAAGTTCTCACCATACAATCCACATCTATGTAGATTAGCTCTCATCATGTCTTCACCAATCATCGCAGTGCCCATGCGATAGTAGTGATCCATATTCAAATACGTGGACATATAATCATTCATAATATTAGTGCGACCAAATGCAAACTGGTCATTACCAAAGTCTCTCGTCGGCACCATTCGACAGTTTGGAATATAAACCTTGTCTGGATCAAGCTGATCAAAAGGCAATACGCCATTGATAGCATAGTCAAATCGCGTCTTCACAACCCAGTTGTATGGTGAATACATAGTTTCTTGCTTGACCTTGAGAAGCATTGATTGAAACATAGAATACAACATGGACACAGTTGCGTGTGGTGGCCAACCAGAAGCGTTTGGTGTATTCGTATACTTTGTGTCATATACACTCTTCGGCAGTTGATCTTCTACAAGATACGCTGTTGGCTTATATAACTCAATTATATCAGCAGAGCGATATACTTTATTATGCCAAGTATGAATGAAGATGTCGCAATCATACTTGTCTAGCAGATTGCGCTTTAGATATTCGTATCCCTGCGCGTATGCGCGTGGCTGACCTGAGATACAGATTGCTATCTTCATGAACGAACTCCCTTATATACATTCTCTAAGAACCACTGATTGAACCGCTTTAAATCCCAAAACTTATCACGATAGTCAGGAAGTGGGTTGCAATTGGCAACTAACTCATAAAGTCCTGGCTTTTCATCCATCTGAATGATAGCATCTATGAAGTTATTATCTGACACAAAATCATGACGCGAAATATAAGAGCCTTCTAAGAAGTCCATCTGCACAGTCGGTGAACCCCAATAGATTGGTACTGTTCGCGCAATAAAGCCGTGCATGATCTTTTCGGTGCAATAACCAGGCCATGAACTATTCTCAAAGCACAGCGAGAAACGACACTTGCGAAAGAAATCAATCTTAGACTTCACATCACGCGGCAGCACACCACCAATGTTATTGAACAGCGGACCACCAGACATGACAGGTTTGTATTCATTCAGCATATGGAATATCTTGTTACGATATTCACCAGCAGGATTAGATGCAACAAAGCCGCAGAACCATTCTCTATCTTTATGCTTAATATATTCTACAGGCAACTTTAACATATCAGGTACATTATTATTCTTCTGCACCCAGTTGTCAAGAACATATAAAGGCAGACGATAGAACTGAGTACCATCTAAGTGATCAAACGAGATTGCATGATGTGCTTTGTAGTTATACGGTCTTCTGTTTTCACCAGTGAAGAATATCTTGACGACCTCGTTTGGATTATATTTGAGATTGTTTGTGCCGAATGTCTCATCACAGAAAATCAGATAATCTGGATTAGCATCGTCACGTTCAATATCAAAAGACATAGACAAGACACTCATGAAGAAATCATCAAGTGTCTTGTAGTAGTCTGTGAAACCAAGTTTTAGTTTCGGCTTAGTCATTATACTTTGCTCTAATCTTTTCTGCTAGACCTGCAACACGATCATACTGATGAACGATATAGAACGGATTGTCATGACTATTGCACACAGTACCATCTTCTTTGATGCTTGGCTGTGGATAAAGATACTTTGTCTGATACATGATCTGAGAAGTAGGATCATTTCTCTGTCCGATATCTCCAGCACCAGATTGAATAGCCGCAAGAGTTGTGCCCAAATTACATGTCCAACCAGAGTTATTACCGAAGAACTCGGTCCGGCTCTTGATAAGTCCATTATCAAGAATGAAGTTGTATACGGCCTGATCAACAATAGGAATTGGACGATTGATACTCAACTGTAAAATCAGGAGTATAATATCACGAACAATATCTAGATGGCCTGCCATCACACCAACGTTATAGATTTCTTTGTTCTTGATGATGTTATGGAAAAAAGGACCAAAGGCTTGCAGATAGTTGTTATTGCCCCATGGTTCATCTTCATATGCAAGACCTTCGCCTGCTGCAACAAAGCCAATAAAGCCATCATGTGTAAGAAAGTCTGACGGATTTCTTTGAAACACAACGTCACGAACGTCTGTTGTAATAACAAAATCATATTCTTCTTTAGTGGTGTTCAGATAATTCCAGATATGAAAGAAACGCTCTACATGCGGAGGCATCTGACTATTAGATGAATAGTTACCATCTGCATCCTTCTGACCGTATGCGAGAATGTTCACACCCTTTTCAGAAACTTTTGCAAGTTCTTCGATCTTCATATTTGTTGCTACAAGAACAATATCACCTTCAAAGCCCGACTTCTTGATTGAGTTGATCCAATACTTGATATCGTCATACTTGTAATTTGAGGCTCCGCCAATGATTAGGTCTTTAGCCATGGTAGTTCTCCATTATAATGTTTCAGTTGTTCAGCATTACCCTTGATAAAGAACTCTTCATTTACAGACTTTGGATTACCGTCAAGACGATAGCAAAGGGTATGCTTATAGTTTGTGTCCCACTTAGGATTACCTGCTAAGACACTGTAGAAATATCTTCTATCGCCACCCCAACCAGAATGCCATAGATGACAAGTCTTTTGTAAGAATTCGCGCTTGAATGCAAAGGAAGATGTGTCGATGAGGTATTGTGGATCATTATGTGTGAAGTAGATCGGCCACTTACCGAGTGCTTCACAGTTATCATCAGCGACATAAGACTTATCAGGATTGAAAATCTTACGAAGAGAATATGCGAAGTCATTACTGCGATCAAGAACTTCTACAAGAGAAGCAACATGGTCTGGCTCATACCAGTTATCTTCATCAAGGAAGAAGATGTAATCGGCATTGACAAGATGAGGAACACCAGCATAGATGCGATGACCATAAAAGTTTCCACCAGTCTTGCCTGTATTGTAAGGCAAAGATAATATAACAGGAAAACCACCAACTTCATGGACTATGGCATGAACAGCATTCTTATACTGTTCGCCATCAATTACCAGAAGATGTTGAATATTGGAATATGTTTGTTGCTGAACCGATTTGATAGCATCAGCAAGTTTTGGAGAGCCAATCGTTGGTGTGATTACGACCACAGATTTTTCAATAACAAGTTTCATGATATACCTATAAAGAAAGAGAAGCACTATTATATAGTGCCTCTCCAGATTTGTCAATGTTTACTTAAGAGAAATAAGACCCTTCTCAGTCAAGTAACCTTCTTCACCGATGGCACTTTCACTCTGATATTCTTCCATGAACTCACGAAGATTTGGAATTACATCAAAGTGTTCGTTCTTGAAATAGACAAACAAAGGGCGAGAAACAGGATATTTACCTGCCTTGATTGCATCATATTCAGGAGCAACACCATCAACTGTAGCACCCTTTACAATGTTCTGGCTTTCCTCAAGGAACGAATAACCAAAGATGCCAAGAGCATTTGGATTGCCTTGTAGCTTCTGAATGATTAGTGTGTCGTTTTCACCAGCTTCGATGAACGCGCCATCTTCACGCATAGACTTACACACAGACTTTTCTTCATCTTCTGTAACAGTCAGATTGTTTGACTTGATAGCGTCCTTACATGCCTTTTCCATTACAAGTTCAACGAATGAGTCGCGTGTGCCAGAAGTTGGCGGCGGACCAAGAACTTCAATCTTGCCATCAGGAAGGGCAGGATTTACATCTTTCCATGTCTTGTATGGATTTTCTACAAACTTGCCATCGATGATAACAAACTTTGCCAACGCGCGATAGATATCATCCTTTGTCAGGTTCATATCTTCATGATCTTTTGACATGGCAAGAACAATAGCATCATAACCAATCTTAACTTCGGTTACAGTAACACCATTAGACTTACATGTTTCAAGTTCTGTTTCCTTGATTGGTCGAGATGCGTTCACAGCATCAGGAGTATCATCACCTACACCTGCACAAAACAGCTTGATACCGCCACCAGTGCCAGTTGACTCTACAACAGGCGTCTTGCCGCCTGAAGACTTACCAAAAACTTCTGCTACTGTAGTCGTGAAAGGATAAACGGTTGATGATCCGACAATTCGAATCTGATCACGGGCAGCAATGGCTGGTGCGATAGCAAAGCCAAGAGCAACAGCAGCAATAATGAGTTTCTTCATGTGTTCTCCATAATAAAACTGAGGGAAGACCATTCTCCCCTCAGTATATAGTGTCACTGGCCAGCTAGCCAGTCAGCCTCTTCATCAGTATACGGTGCCATTACCACTGTCTCCTATTAGTATGAGACATGCGATCCCATTCACGTTGAAGAGTTTCTAGATGGACTGCATCCGTAGCCTGACTCAGATAATTATACATTCGATCTTGTTCACTGCGAGAGCGAAAAAGTTTCTTTAGAAATTTGGTCATCACTTATCGCCATACTTCTCAGATAGAAACTGCTTCGTCGCTTCGCCATTATGAGTATCTGGTGTTTCACCGATGTTAATCTTCTTTGGCTTCTTTTCTTCTGGAATAAAACGTTCAAGCCAAATCTTTAACATGCCATTGATTAGGTCTGCATTCTTGATTTCGACAGTATCAGCAAGTGTGAACTGGCGAGTGAATGCTCGTTCAGCAATACCCTTGTAGAGATATTCGCTGTCATCGGCTGTGATGTTACCCTTTACAGTAAGAGTTCCATCTTGCAATTCAAGTTCAAGGTCTTGCTTGCCAAAACCTGCAACGGCCATTTCAATCACATACTTGTTCTCATCAACCTTCTTGATGTTGTATGGCGGATAAGTTGGAACCTTAGGCATAGCTTCGGTAATTTCAGCAAGACGCTTGAGAATAGGTTCAAAGCCGACAGTGGTATTAAGCTGCTTGGGGAAAGTAGAAAAGGAAAATGGGTCTAGTAACTTGTTCATGTTTAACTCCTATTAAGCAAGTTGTTTATTGTCAGTCTTCCTTTCGGCAAGACTATGTGAGGTACGCATTACATTATCCTCACATTACTATATAGTACACTTTTTACTATTAAGTGTCAAGCATATAAAAATATTTTTAGGCTTGTGGACTTCCGTCTGTTACAGTAGGCGCACCTGTGCTTATAATATGTCCATCATAAGCATCGCCTACTCTACCAATTCTCAAGTTATTGGCATAGACAAAAGCAGAAAAGACACTAAGCGTTGGCGCATGTGGTGAGCAGCCGCAAACTGGAGCAGGATGAGAAATCATGGCATCGCCTTCACGGACAACACCTATTCCCATTATAAAAACATCTGATGATCCTGCCTCAGTATATTGGGTCGACGGAGTGCTACATATCACTTTTCCTGGAGCGCAAGGTGGCCCAGGATTTCCATCAGGACTATCTACCAAATCTACTGCGGCTTTCCTTGCTACTAATGGCATTATGCTACCTTCTTTGGTCTACCTCTACCGCGCTTGATTGGTGCTTCTGATGTTTTTGTGTACTGTACATCTTCTGGATTGAATACTGCTACACCAGTGGATCCGAGTCCACCCACGCGGTCTGTCTTCTGTGTTGGCGCATCAAAGATTTCCCATAACACATATTCTTCACTCTTTATCAACTCGGCCTGAGCAATACGGTCGCCGTGATAAATCGTCTGGTCGACATCGGACTGATTAGTCAGAATGATAAATGTTTCTTCGATGTAATCTGAATCGATGACGGCTTCTAGATTGGCTAGAACAAGACCCTGCTTGTAAGATAGACCAGAACGAGGGTGAATGCGTAAAGAGTGTCCTGCAGGAATGTCAAAGATGAGTCCTGTTGGCACTAACACTCTATCGCCTGGCATGATACGAATTGAACCTGTCGATAGTGGTCGAGTGAAAGGCGCATTCGTCTTGTTATAGCCGTGATAGAGCGACTTACCTTCAGCTTGAAATGATAAGTCAAAACAGGCCGATTGCTTTGTGGCAAACTTGGGTAATGTAATATTTGGATCAGTCTTATATACGTTCAATCTTTTCATAGTATACTCCATTGTCATAATTATCTTGAAATTTCTTCCCAGTCCATTGATCCATGAACGTCCAAGCCATCAGTTGCTCCTGCAACTGTAAGAGTTAAAGGATAACCAGCTGTGCCGTTCAAAGAATCTCTTTCTAACTGGAACTTAAATAGTGCTTCTTTTAGAATATCGGTTGGTACGGCACTCTGAGTATCTGATGCCATATATCCTTGAGCCATTACTACGCCACCAGTTACAACATTGTTTGCTACCATATTATATTCAACAGACGAATCTGTACCAGCAGATGTAAACGTGGTATTAGATAATGTTCCGTTACGAATGACTTTCCATAAAAACTTACCGTTATTACCAATACCCATTACTGACAGTGCAGTAAGAATAACTATAGCATCTTTTCTAGACTCTTTCAATCGTATTGATGCGACAACGTAATCTGTGCCAGCAACAGGCAAGTCTCTGGGTGCTGTTATAGTTGTACCGATAGCCTGTTGGAATCCTCTGAGTTCATATCCGCCCTCTGAGATGACAGTAGAACATACCTGCTTCATGGTGCTTGAGTTGCCTGTCGGCCCAACATTCTTAATCTCATATCTCAAAGGCAGAGATGCTGTAGTCATGTATGTTGTTGCAACATAATTTGCATGATGGAAAGAGTGACAGTGAATTAACTGACCGTCGAGTACAAATCCGCAACGAACAGAACCAAGACCAAGCCATTCAATATCTGTAAACAGAATTTGTGCTTTAGTCAAGTCTAAAGTTCTCTGAGACGGACTTCCCTCTACTGCACCTAGAAGTGTGTCTATATTCCAATCTGCTTGTGCAACTTTATTCTCAGTCATTACACCAGATGTTGATGTTCTTTCTACAAAGTAGATATCGCCGTTAGCCTGTTCCAGATAGATGCCATTGTTTGATCCGTAATAACCAACGCGCTGTGTCAGATTTAACTGAGCATTGGCCATTACAAATGTATTCATTACCTGTAATGATTTGCCTGGCTGATATGAGAAGACTTTGGTTGTTTCGCGGATAATCTGATGACTGCTAGTTGTGCCAATAGATAGATTGATTAGACCTTCATTAGGAGAGAATGTAATTGTGGTACCAGAACTATTAGACTGCACCCAGAGTCCATTGTCTCTGTATCTATGAGAGGAATCAAAGAGCGTCAAAGGAGAAGATGTTCTAGCCCTGCCGAAAGCATCGACAGACATGCCAGACGGATTAGCAGGACCAACCAGATTGCCGTATTGATCGGCCAGCATCATGACTTCGAAGATTGTAGTTTCTTGCGGTAGATACTTGTGAGTGTCCCTGCGGAACTGTGCCATATTATTCTTCCTTGCGCTTCTTGCCTATATTGTATTTAGCGACCAGATTCCACTCGGACTTTTCTTTATGAGATATTATCTTGATTTGAGACAAAGGAGCGACTGGATCACTACTCTTTTGCTCACTTACCAGATTGACCAATTCCCACTCATGAAGCAGGTTGGCAATAGTATTAAGACGGGCGCGGTCATCCTCTGTGAAGTCTGACTGCTTCCCGTCTAGTAAAAATAATTGCTTAAAATGAACTATATAATATCTGCCCTGCTTATGTAATATGTGACATGATTGATACAGGGTCTTGTCTTTCTTAGAGGCTACACCCATGCGCGAAAGCGTCTCACGAACCTTTAGAAAGTTGTCAGGATTTGGTAGCGTTACCTCCACTAGTTCTTTTATGTCTAACATTCAAACCACCTTTATTTAAATTCTTTTTGATCTCTTCGATCTGAGCATTAGACAAGATGGACAAGGCCTCTTTGGCCTTTTCATTGGAGTAGTTATAATACTCTTTTATCGCATCCAAATTCTCTACAGTCTCACGCTTCTGCCATTTCTGGAAGGGGCGCTTATAGGCTCTTACAGTATTTAGCAAATAGTGGTATTGTAGTAGAGAATCTGTAGAAGGTTGAAGGTTCATCTGATTAGCTGGCATTACCATGTCCAAATGGAAAGATATGGAACGGTTAACGACGAACGGGACATAATCTCGTTCGTTTTCAGCGGTAATAACTACCTTCTTAGTCTGCTGAATAGAAGGTATAATATCTTTGAAAAGATCCGGTTTCATTTTGTTAAAACGTGCATATCCTCTATATTGCCTGATGCCATCTTGCCGTTTAAAGTTTTAAAAGCACCCCAAGCTATATTTTCCGTCTTCTTAAACTTGAAGTGTCTTGATGCTATCTTAAGCATATCCTGAGAGATTGTCAACTCATCATACGACTCATTATCTTGAGAACCAAATATATTCTTATAGTTTGAGATAACGAAAGAAAACGTACCTCCAGGCTTGATTGTTTTTTCTAAATTTCTGACAGTTTCATTCCAATAACCTTCAAGCCAGTCTTCATACTTGGGATAAGACTTGATTGATTGATTTGGATTATCAGTCTCGTAAACCTCTAGATTGTAATAAGGAGGGCTAAACAGACATAGATCATAGTATCCTTTTTCATCAAGATCGATCCTTTCGGAAGGACAGCAGTGTGCATTTACAATTTTATCTTCTGAAAAGAGTTTGTTGCTCTTGCTATAATAATCGGCAATCTTAGAAGAGTTTTCGATCACACTTTCGATTACATCGATGCATGTAAACTCTGTCCAGTCGGACTGATGAAATCCGATCTGATAGGCATTCCATCCAGCAGTACCAGAAATAACCTTGCTGCCTTCAAAGTAGTTTTGCAGAAGCCAACCATAAGTATAGGGATTAAATATACTGGCTCTATGTCTAGTGCCACGCATGATTGCAAATATGTCTGCAAGATTATATTCTAAAACTTTCTTGAAGCCGTTAGGAATTATCAAGTTGCTATTGATCACAAAGTCATTGAACATCTCGTCCAGTGACTTGAGAATAGGCATGTTATCATTGTCATTATACTTTTTCGTGGCAAAGATTTTTTCAAAGTTTATGTTTTTGACAATACGACTTTTGTTTTGCTTTCTGCCAAGAAAGACGCCGTTTTCGATTATGTCAGTGTTCAAAGAAAAATTCATATGCTCGTCCAAATCATGAATTTGCAGATGTGCTTCGAACCAACGCCTAAGGGTTTCTTCCCTTTCGGTAACACAAATCTTATATAGATTATCATAAAATAATTGGCGACTTTGAGTTCGCCAATCGTTTCGTTCTTCAATGAATTGATCAGGAGTATACTCCATGATCTTTTGATTTCGTCTAACTCTTAAGTTTTTTACGAACGTATCGTAATCAACAGGATCTCTGAGAGAAAAGAGATTTCGAAATGTACTATATTGCACTATCAATAAAAGTTTACCTTCTTAATCTTGACATTGGTAAATTCTTCAACCATCTCAACAACGGTATGAACAAAATCAGCAAGTTCAGCATCAGTGAAATCATAAAGTTCTCTCTGACCTTGCGAACCAGGAATATTGCGTTCCTTAAAATTTTCCTTAATAAGTTTCTCAACTTTATGGGTAGCATCATTGGTTGAAAGAATGATTTCAGCATAAATCCTGAAATCAATGCCAGGCTGATTGCGCCCGCGCTGCAATGCAGTCTTAAACTTACCACGACCAACCTTTAGCATACCTCTAGCAGCAACACCACTTTCAAAGTCCGAGACATGGGCACGCCCAAAGTAGATTAGATATTCCTCGTTGCCCTTAGCTTCAAAGCCATTGTTACCACTCTTAGCGTAGCCAGAAGCAATACGCTGCTTACGAGCATCCTGATAACCAATTCCAAGCATTTTCTTTTCCTGTGTCATTTCTTTACAATTATAGTATAGCACACTGTACCGTTATGTCAAGTTTAATTGTACTCACATTCCACCATAAGTTCCGTTAGACAAGCAACAAGGTTAATTTCCTGATCTGCAACAAATGCGGCCTGATATTGATACTTACCAATAGTCACAACAGCTTGCGGAATGCTGTGTGACTTCATATACTCATACAGTCCATCGTAAATCTTACGATAGATACGTGCAGGTTCAATATCAGAATTGGCTACACACCACTTACGCATTTCACCAAAGTTCTTTTCTTTTAGGTGCTTAACCAGATCACCAATCTTTCTTACATCGGATAATTGAGCAACAATACCAGCGTCGAGATTGCCAGAACTAGAATAACGTTGAAGCTCATTAAGAGTGCGCCGATAATCGGGAAAATATTTTTCGATGATCTTTGCCAGAACTGCCTTATCATACGTTACTTTTTCCTGAGTAAGAATATTTTCCATGCGCCTCATCAACTGTGAAGCCATCTTTGCCTTCTCGTCACTCTTCAATGCAAAGTCAATGACAGAACAGCGAGAGTGAAGAGCATCGATCAGCTTAGACTTGAAGTTACAAGTAAAGATGAATGTGCAGTTGGACGAAAACTCTTCGATTGCACCACGCATAGCAGCTTGTGCTTCTGGTGTCAGATAATCAGCTTCGTCTAGAATGATGACCTTCAAGCCGCCAGTCAGCGATACAGTTGATGCATAGTTACGAATGGTTGTTCGCAGAGTATCGATACCACGATTTTCAGATGCGTTGATATAGAGATGATTGATACCAATCTCATCACACATGGCCTTTGCAATCGTAGTTTTACCTACGCCTGCTGAACCAGTGAGCATGAGATTGGGTATCTTCTTACTATCAACATATTCCTGAAATGGCTTCTTGAGCCGATCAGGAAGAATACAATCTTTAACTGTTGTCGGACGGTATTTCTCGACCCATAGGAAGGATTCGTTCGTCAATTTCATTCACCATTCTTTGAAGAAGTTGCTTAGTGCCGGCACCGCCAAGATTTTGTACATAGATGCTCTTGGCGGTTACCATCATATTAGATGCCAACATTAAGACATCCTCGACATTATCACACATCATGATCTGTCTGTCAATAGGCTCCATGAGTTCATTCATGCGCTTAATTACATCTTCTTTGCCCATTACTTCATGACACCATCATAAAACTCTTCGAAGTTTCTATTCTCTTCCTGTTCCTGAGAATAGTTAGCCTTGAAGTAGACCTTAGCCATACGGCGAATAATCTTCTTATCAACACCAGTCTTATCGCTAATGTTGTTAATCGATTCCTTCTGAAAGTCTCTCTCAGCAGCAACTCGCGTCATGCTGTCATTCAACTGCTGAACAGCTTCCTTGAGTTCCTTCTTCTGATTATCAGTCAGAGAATTGATGCTAACAAAGTTCTGATTGTGACCCATACCAGCCATTACTTGCTCTCCAGTGCGATGAAATACTTGATCTTGCCAGACTTAGATACAAACTTAGCGAATGCACCAAGCTGAATTTCCACATCATAGTCACCAGGAATCAACTTGATGTTTTCTACCTTGAATGATGCAGTGAAGTCTTCACCAGTATAATCATTCAGCTTGAACGATGCATAGTTAGAAGTGTCGTTTGCCTTCTCATGCGTCTGCAAACGAATCTCACCGTTCTTACCGACAACGGACAGATGAGTAAGATTGTTCATAGCTGCAAGACGCAGAAGCTTAGACAGATTGGCATTTGTAAGAGTGAAGCTTACATCAACCTGCTTCAACTTCAATTCCTTGTCAGGAGGAGAAACGATGAGATTGATAGAACACGAATAATAGTTAAACGTGATTTCTCCGTCACTCATGAGAACAGTGTTCTCACTGAACGTCAAGTCTGGATTATTCAGAGTAGAGACGTTGCCGAGAAACTGGTTCAAGTCATAGATACCAAACTGTTCGGGCAGAGCATCTTCAATCTCTGCTTCTACAAGAATGGACTTCTCAGGAGAAATAGTCTTCTGGACATTTCCCTTTTGAAGAACAATTCCTGAATTGATTGTAGAAAAGTTTTTCAAGACACTCAGGGTGTTTTCACTCAACTTCATAATATAAACTCCGATTTGTTTTTGGATTACGCTGCTAGTGTAGCAGGCTTTTGTGGACCTGTAAAGACTTTTAGCATGTGAATGATATCTCCTTCAAGCGAGGAAATAGTTCCAGTATTATACAGTTCATGTTCCATGATCGAACCAATCCATGCCCATTCTGAATAGTGAACGTTATACTGATTGATCATCTTCTCTCTAGCAGCAAAACGCTCATCAGAATCCTTTATCTGATTTGCAATCAATGCTGTGTCATACCACTCAGGATCTGCACCACGCTTTACACGAATGACAAAGCCACCCTTGGACTGAATGAATGCAATCTCATTAGGAAAACGAACGTCAGCAATGACTACATTCGGATACATTTCCATCTTACGCTCAAGAGAATGGATCCAAAGGTCAGAATGAAACACATCACGACCCGCTTCGGTGCCCATCATCTGTAGAGCAAGACGAGGAGAAATGTCGTAGCCAAATCGCTCAGACCACCATTCATCCTTTGCTTCACGCCAGTTACGACTTTCTTCTGTATCACCTTCAAGAAGATTTCGCGGCCATCCGAAGATGGCCGCTGTTGCGTCCTTTACTGTATCAGCAAAAGACAGTTTGTGAAAGTTGTGTTTGTTAACCAGAATATCGGCAGCAGTGCCTTTACCTGATCCAATAAAACCAACAATACCAATGATCATTAGAGATTTCCTGTAAGTTCAGCAATCTTTGGCATGTTACCAGAGAATGCATAAGTTCCCATATGAGTGGTCTTCATCCAAGGACACAACCAGATTGATCCGCCAATCTTGCGCCAATACTGACAGAACATGTAGTCTTCTGAAAGATAGCGATGAGATGAATTCGTTTCTTTGTCTAGCAGCGTCTTGGCCAATTCTTCAACATTCTCGCCCTTTGCTGCTGCTTCCATCATCTGGTGTATCTTATCGAAAGGTTCACCGCGATCAATGACAGTATCAAAATATGCATGAATGTAACGAGAACCATCAAAGTGTGCCTGGCCAACATGATCTGGCTTATATGTCAAGTTTGGATATGCTTCCCTAAACTTGTCAAATACTTCACGCTTGATCAACATATAACCAGTACCGATTTCCATAACCTCAAGCGGTTCAGAAACACGAAAAGACTTTGTGCCAGGAACTGGATTGAACACATAGTCACCAGTAAGTGTATCTAATTCTCCAGCATTCATGGTTGGGTTCTTGGTAAGAGCAAGAGCAACATTGCGCCAGTTGATTGACTTCTTTGGATACGGAGCGCCAATTACATCCTTGTCCAAGGCAATGAGAGCAAGAACATCTTGTGGATCGAAACAGATGTCCGAGTCGAGAAAGAGTAGATGTGTAAAACCAGAACGCAGGAATTCATCAACAAGATAATTTCGTGCGCGAGTAATCAGAGATTCATTGAAAAGAAATGAAAACCGTATATCAATGCCGTACTGCATACACAGGCCCTGCAAATCAAGAGCAGCCTTTGAATACATGCCATGACACTGCCCACCATACATTGGTGTTGCTACGAACAACTTTGCTTTTCTTAAATCTTCAACTTTGACCTGTAGTTGCATTATAAAAACTCCATAATAAAAAAGAGGGAAGGACACTAGTATATAGTATCCATCCCTCTGAGATTTGCTAGATATTAGGCAGCAAAACGATAAAACATCTTGCGCTTGCCATTCACATTGCGATAGTTGCTATAGATGCGATGGCCTTCAAGGGTGCGTAGGTCATACACACGCTTAGAGACGCTAGCCTTAGGCACGCCAGTCAGACGGGCAATCTGAGCAACAGTGATACCAGCGCCCTTGGTGTTCTGACGGAGAACCTTAGCAACCTTACGAATCTGAGACATTCAATAACTCCATAATAAAACGACCGCTTTGTTGGACAGACAATATGGCGCAGTCTTTTACCATATTGTCTGTATTATACACTAGGTACTACCTAATGTCAATTAGAAAGGCACCTCTTCATCAAGATTTACCGCAGTGACAGTTTCATCCGCAGCGGGCTTCGGATTGAGAGTTTCATCCAGCTTGAGATAAAGGTCGTAGAAGCCGCCCTTGGTATCTACATCAAAGCGGTTCAGACAAAGCTTGATTGCCTTCTCACGATCCTGACCGAAGATGGCGTAGGCTTCGCAGATATGAACCAGACGGCGAGTGGAGATGATATCGGAAACCGCACCATCGTAGAACGCCTTGCGGATCATGTCAGCCCAGTTGACCAGCTTGTCGGCAAAGTCCTTGTCTTCAATGCCAGAGGCACCGAGGACATTGTTCAGGATCTTTGCTTCGGTCTTGAGCGGCGGATATTCCTGCTCAAACGTGATGGAGAAACGCTCAAGGAAAGCTTCGTTCATGACGTTGGTACCGATGAAGCGACCATCGTCCGAACCCTTACCCTTGGTGTTAGCCGTAGCAAGGATGTTAAAGCCAGGAGCAGGCGTCACAACCCGATTGATCTTCTTGAGATAGATCGGCTTGCCCTCGAGGACAGGCTGGAGACACATAAGCTTGGCGTCACCAAGATCCACTTCGTCAAGCAACAGGATTGCACCGCGTTCCATGGCCACGATAACAGGGCCGTTCTGCCAGACAGTCTTACCGTCAATGAGACGGAAGCCACCGATCAGGTCGTCCTCGTCAGTTTCCTTCGTGATGTTAGCACGAACCAGTTCACGCTTTTCCTGAGCCGCAATCTGCTCAATCATCATGGTCTTACCGTTGCCAGACAGACCAGTGATGTAAGTCGGATAGAACTTACCAGACTTGATAATCATACGGACATCAGGGAAGTGACCGAACGGAACATAACCCTTAGCCTTGTCAGGCACCAGAGAGATGGTATCGGTTGTAGCGTGAAGAGCCATCGCCATGTCGGCGTGATTGGCCACTTCCGTAACCTGAGCAACAGGAACAGCCGAAGCAATATCGGTCGCCTTGATCGGCTTAGACTTGGCAATCTTTGCCGCAGGCTTTACATTGGTCATATCAACATCATCCAGAGAATAAACACCACGACCGACGCGAACGGCGTCATTCTTGGTCAACCACAGCGGATCCTTAAGACCGTACTTTTCCATGATTGCGAACACTTCGGCGCGGGTAATGGTGTTAACATTACCAAGTTCGGCCTTAACAGCATTCAGGAACGGGGTCTTATCGACGGGGCGCTTAGCCATTTGTAACTTTCCTTGTGTGTTTCGATTATGTGTATATTATAGCAGGTAGGAATGATTTGTCAAGCGGCAATTCGCTTGACAAACCGAGAGAGTAGAACGCGAGATACCGACTTCTTTTCCGAAAACTTGATAAATTCCGAAGCAATCTTGCGCTTGGTCATATCAGAGTTCACGTTAAGATTTCCAGAAGACACGTTCATGGACTTCGGATTGAGGATATAATATTCATCATATCCAGCAGTTGTCACTCCGAAGAACCCGTTATCTTTCCAGTCTGTAGCACACTTCTTATAAGTTTCGCCATATTCACCGTAGAACTGGCGATACATGCTTTCAAAGCCATAAGAAGAGATATAGAAGCCGATCAGATTGCAACCGGTACGTTCCTTGAGTACCCGCAACAGGAGAGTTGTCATCGCCTTATCAGCATAAGGAGAGTAGCGGTTCCAACTGTTATTGCCTGTCGCACGGATGTCATAGTTCTTCTTAGTAACATCATCCTGAAGAATGAACTTGCGGTTCTTACGGGCACCGTAAGTAGAAACGCCATGGATTTCGCCGATTGGATCGGACTCGCCGTCAGTCAGGAAGATTGTGTTAACAATCTGAACCTTAGACCGAGCCTTGAACCGATTGACAATCAAATCGGCCGTACCGATACATTCATTCAGCGGAGTGGAAGACAACCCGTCACACTTGAGGTGACCGCCGCAAGCCATGATGT